TGTTGCGTATAATGTGTTGTCTTTATCAGGGTTTGCTCCATCACACCAAGCATCTATAATTTCATTCTTGTGCTTTTCTTTTGCTTGCTCAATAGTTGTTGTAACACTATTTGAACCATAATAAATAGATAAGCAACCCATTTCTGTAAGTTGCTCAATAAGCCAGTCGATTGATGATTGTTTCATGGTTAACTCACTTTATAAAAATCATACGAATTAGGTTTACTGCTACCCATACGCCAAAGTATTGTCATAACATCCTGTCCGTATTTGGCTCTCAAAATAGGTTCAAATACCGCCCAGAATTGCGGCCAGTTGTAGCCTTCGATGAACTTGATCCCGGTGCTGCCATTCTGCAAAGCAAGCTCCGTGAAATACACCTGTTTTCCTTCAAATCTTCCGAAGTGCTGTCTTAGTTGAAGCTCGATGTTTGATTTGGTTATCGCCCACTTTTCAGGGTACAGGTGCAAAGCATATCCGATGCCCGGTACATTTGCGTTCATGATGGTATCGTTCCAATCTCGGAAAGCCGGGTTTAAATCCTGTGCCATGCATAAAGCAAACTCCGACTGAATGCCTGAAGCAAGTATAATCCGCTTGTAGAACAAAGCCCTTTGTAGGTATCTGTTGGCTGCATCTATATTGCCTTTTCGTGCGAAAGTTTGGTAAAGCAATCCTGACTTAAATCGCCCTGTGCCTGTAATGGTCGGGTTCATGTATATTTCGTTGCCTAGTTCGATTAGTCGGATAGTCAGACCTGCTTTTTGAATTTCCTGTAATGCAGCTAATGTGTCGGTCATATTATCATCACCGTATTGCATTTCATCATTAATGTTTACCACAAAGCAAACATCCGCATTGTTCAGAATGCAAAGGCTTATAAAGTCACCAACGTAGTTTAAAGGGCTGAACATCCTGAAGTTCTTATCACCCCATAAAGACGCAGCGTTTTGGTGCATCTGCCGTTGTCCGCCAGGAAAGCGAAATATTGGCTTTGTAGGCAGCTTAACAGGCACTCCTGCCCATTGGGTATTGATTGTCTGTCGGGTTCTGAGTTCCTGGGGAGCGTTTCCATCGCTGAAGAACTCCGATACGTTTAGTCCTGATGCTTGCATATGTTGCTTTGATTAGTAAATATACAGTATTTTAGTTACTCGCAAATTATTTTTTTGAAATCTTCTAGTGACCTGACAATCTCATACCTATACCCAGCATCTTCAACAGCTTTCTGCCATTGCTTCTGATCTGGTGACTGTCTGCCTGTTAGTGTCTTTAGCTCAATAAGTATCGGTTTCCCACCCGGCTTGTAAAAAGTCAAATCAGCAACTCCAGGCACTCTGCCTTGTGCTTTTGCTTTCATCCCCTGTTGTGCGCTGATAGCGTTGTTGTGGTTGCTCACAAGCAGGTAATACATCGGATGCGGTTCAGGATATGTCATGCGATACCAACGGATTATTTCAGCTTGAAGGATTTCTTCTGGTCGTTGTCCTTTCTTCTTTGGAAGCATGGCTCGGAGTTCTTCAATGGTTAGGTTTGGCATTAGAACTGTATTGTAAGTTGTGAAGCGTAAAGTTCATATCTTTTGTTTGCAGCGTCGAAATATTCCTTATCAATTTCGCAACCGACAAAATGAAGTCCTGCTTTGTGCGCTGCGATTCGGCTGCTTCCGCTACCTAAGTGGGTGTCTAGGATTTTGTCGGTAGGCTTTGCGTAATTGTGGAAAATCCAATCGTATAATGCTACAGGTTTTTGGGTAGGGTGAATGCGATTGTTGTTATCCGTTTGGATTGCCTTTCTAAATATTTTAGCAACTTTATCAAATGAAGTCCATGCAAATTCACACATTGCAAAACTTAAATCTTCAGGTGTTTTTTTATCCCAAATTATAAAGCATTTCGTAGCAGGTAAATTGAAGTAATTACCTCCCCATATAATTTGATTTTTGCTAACTCTAAAAATTTCTTCAAAATATTCATCTGAAGGTATTTCATTGTCCCAATTCTTATTAATATGCTTTGTCCCCATTCCTTTTCTTCTTCCCATATTCATATTGATTTGTATCCCATAAGGCGGATCCACCACAGACAAATCAAAATATTTATCAGGATACCTTGCCATTACAGCCATACAATCCTCGTTGTATACTTCTGATATCATTACAGTATAACTTTTTCTCCATTAATCAATTCCATTTCCAGTCCATCAGCGACTTTCTTTATCGCCACAAACTCCATCGGTATCTTTCCTTTGTGATATTCCTCGATTACCATCGCATCTATCTCCGTGAGCTGCTGCCCATCTTGATAAGCATTCAGCAGGTTGTTTATGATGGTTATATGAGTTGGTGTTTTGCTTCGCTCTGCTTTGTCTTTTGCAAAGGTAACCTGCATTCCGTGAAGGTTGCGCTCTATTTTCTTTAGGTCGGCTTTTCTGATATGGTTGCCGTTTTCGTCATAGACTTCAATCTCATAGATAGCAATGCAGCGTTTGCCACGGATGTAGTCGAAGTCATAATCGGTTATTTTGGCGTGGTAGGTCATCAGAAAATATCCTCCTCTTGTTGGTTTGATTTGATGTAATATTTGGTTATCCCTGCTGATGTAGATTCATTCAGCTCAAAGTCCTTAAACTTGCAGTATTGCTTAAATGACCTTGTTATCCTCGTTTGAGTAACTGCGTTTTTCTTATCAGGATACATCAGTATAAAGCTATCGTATAGTTCCTTTGATTTTATCCATTCATTATGTTTTACGCCCTCAAAGAAATTGAACAGCTCAATACTAATTGCATCCACTATCTTTCTGAAATCAAGGTTTTTCAATGGCATAGGCAACAAACCCTGTTCAAGATAAATCCTGATGCATTCAATCATATAGCAGTCAAATTTAGCCCATTCCTCAGCATCCCAATCATTAAATAGCTCATGCCCAAATTCATGTATTGGCGTGTAATTGTCGCTGAAATAACTTGACATTTCAACCTCGTACTTTCGGGCATTGAATGAAGCGGAATCGCCTTTAATCGTGTAGTTGGTAGTTATGATGATTTTAGGGCTTTCCGTTACATCTAATTTGATGCTGTCTTTGCCCTTGTATTCAATTGTAATGCCCTCCGTTATTACGCTGAATAGTTGCTCAAAATTAAAGTTCTTATGAACGTCATCAAATACCAATATCTGACAATCGGTTGAAACGTTTTGATAAGGAAATGACTTTGTAAAGTCAAAAGTCTTTCCATCCAAAGACTGCACTTTCTTGAGCTTCTTCAAAGCATTCCAAAATAAGCCCTTTCCTGACCTTCCGTTTGGAGTGTCGCTTATAATTTCATCGTTAAAAATTATCGCCTTGTTGTTGCTGTTTGTTTTGAATGAGTGAAGCAAGTAACCTATAACGGTCTGAAATGCTTTGTACTTTTCTTCGTTCATGCCGGATATTCGCCAAATGAAAGTACGGTATTCGCTGTTATGGTGATCTGTTGGCAAGTAATCCCTGTCAATAACCTGCCCTTTCCAAACGTTTAGCCTTGTTTGTTCATAGCTGAGTATCTCTTTTGCATTTGGTGTTACCTTTACAATGCAATTTCGGTAGAACAAGAAGCAGTTATCTTTATCATCCTTCAGTGTTTTGATTTCCTGAGATTTTAGTAGGCTAAGAAACTCCCTTTTAAAGAATTTAAGGTTACCTGTCATAAGGTTAAATACGCCCTCAGGTGCTTTGTTTTCCTCTATCCAATCAATCAGGAAATCTTTAATGTCCTTTTCGTAGACTATTTTCAAGAAGATCCCATCCTTTTGAATAAAGTCAAAAGTACTGACCTCGTTGGGGCTGTTCTTAAAAAAATCATTGCTTTCAAGGAACTGCTTAAATCTCAAGTTATTCAGGCTGTAATTACCCTTTTCGGATATGCTCCAAAAGATTTCATTGTCAACCATGTTGAACCTTTTGCGAAGGTCATCTTTTGCCTTTCGCCAATCGCCATCATACTTTAAAAGCGTGAAAATATTGAAAGGTGAATATGCCTGTCCTGATTGAAACGGCTCACATGAAGCATCTTCAGAGAATACATAGAACATTCCTTTGAAGTGGTTGAATGTCGCTGAAAAGCCATCTTTCTGGTCTTTGTTTGGTCGTGTCCAGTATTGCGTTCCATCTTTCCTTTTAAAGCAAAACTGCCAGCCTGACTTCTGCAATAGTGATATGGCTTCATCCTGATTTTCAAGGTTGTACTTTCCATCTGGAGTGTCAAGTTTCCAGCTTTCAGACCATTTCTTGTTGCTGTCATTTGTTGCCTTAATGCTTATTTCTTTATATCTGTTAAATGAACAGGCTAAGTCCCTGATCTTAAGATATTCTTCTGCAATTTCTAAAGGCTGCAATTTGATATATTCAACACCTTTTATGTGCTTATATCCATCTGATGGCCAACAGGCAACATATTGGCCATTGCCCCTGATTTCAATCATTACCGACTTTGTTTCCCACCTTGCCAAAGCTGTTCCGCTGATTACTTCATCCGTGTATTTGAAATACAAGTGATAGCCTCCACCTGCTGTTTTATATATTGATAGCTTGCCTTCTTCAATCAGATACTTTATGTAATCAACCTGAATGTACTGGTTAAATATTTCATCAATCGGTTCATCATTGTGAGCGTCAAAGTCAATGCAGTAGAACCCATCGGAAACCTGACCGCAAGCTATACCTATTTTCTGAGCATTACTGAAAAGCCTGTCTACATCATCCATCTTACTGTATAAATACGGATGCCCAGTCGGTAGCATGGGAGCTTTGCTTGTCTTTAATGGCAAAGGATTAAATCCTTCCATTAGTAGGTCATGAGCGAAATCAGATAACGTCATGACAAAAGATTTGAAATGTACATGAAATATTTAAGCCTATACAAGCGGATGGATTGACAATCCCAAAAAGAAGCCCAACAGTACACTTCTGATTGTTTTCCGCCTGTATAGGCTCATTTAAAATCTGTGATTTCAATATGTTCATTACTGTTGGTTTAACTGGTCTATGAATTGTCAGGCTCATAAACGATGCTAAGTTACAAAAGTATCCTATAAATGTATCTGTTTTCTCAAAAAAAACTTTAAGTAGACTTTGGAGACTTTTAAAAATCAAAAGTCTACGCCCTAACTAATTGATAATCAACAAAGTGGTGTACTTTTATTTTATTTTTAGGTTTTTAAAAAATCAGCGGACTACATCTTTATATATAGTATAGGGGAACAAAAGTCTACAAGTACACTACTTCATTGATTTACAGCGAGTTAAGGCGTAGACTTTGCCCATTTTAAAACTTTTTTTGGCACTTTCAAAGTATCCAAAGTCTACAGTTTTGGCACAAAAAAAGGTGGCACACTGGCCACCTCCTACAAAACAAAAACAAAACAATGTCAAAGATATGATAAAATATGCTTTATTACCTCAACGCACCAGCCATTTCCTAGCATCCTGTAGATTTGAGTATCCGATGTATCGCCCCATTGATACCAGTCAGGGATAGACTGAAGTCGTGCGCATTCTGTTGGTGTTAGTCTGCGTATGCGGTAGTCTTTAGTGTACTGCATAAAGTCAAACTTTGAAGCTGTCAGACAGTTCGATTTATCTTCCATTAATCTGCCTCTGCGAGTTTCTGACGTTGGCATGGTAAGGTCAAAGCATTCACCAGGCTTTACTTCTGCGTATCCTTGTTTGGTTGCTTCGGGGACTTTAATGTAATTATCATCAACGCCCATTTTGTAGCACCTCGATGTAACACAATTAGCTTTTTTATTACCGTATGTTGGTTTAAAAATTCCAGCCCATTGGCTTTTTCTATTAGCAAATCCATTTAATATTCTGTCACTCAAATAATACTTCTCTGGCACATCGCTTTCCAAAATATCTTTCAGCAATATTCCACGGTCTTTAGGCTGTGGTATCATACACTGCATGTCCCCAAATAAACCGTATGGCTCGTTGTAGATATTTGTCCAAAACAATCTCCGCCTTGATTGAGCTGAAACAAGTGCAGCATCTATTTCAATCGGAGCAACACCCATGTAACGACTGATAACAAGCTCGTGTTCTTTTTTCATCTTGACGTTTTCCAAAAGAAACTTAACATCAGGATTGAACTGCTGACAATGTCTAAGTATTTCGACAAAGACAAAGAACAATGCAGAACGTGGATCATCAAAAGCTAACTGTTTACCAGCAAAGCTGAAACCTTGACAAGGGCTTCCTGCCCCTATTAAGTCAATCTTTGACCAGTCAATATCCCATTCACGCCACTTGGTGACATCGCCTAACTGAACGCTGTCAGGGAAATTTAATTTGCTGACTTTACAGGCATTCTTATCTATTTCCGATGAATAGTATTCAAACTCATAGCCCATATCTTTCAAAACTATGCCAAGGCATCCCATGCCGTCAAACAAGCTTAGAACTTTCATGCCAAACATTCCTCCACTTCTTTCACCAGCCTTTCATATTTCGCCCGCTCGACTTCATCCTGAGCGATGATGTTGGAGTATTCCCGGATGGAATGAATGATAGTCGAATGATCAGCTCCACCTGTCACCGCTCCGATTTTCTTCAGAGGATAGCTTGTGTATTGTTTCAGCAGATATCTCATCGAATGCCTGGCAAATGCCACGTGCTTCTGCCGGCACTTTCCTTGTATGGCTTTAATCTGCACCCCTGTGACTTTTGGCAGAATGTTTCTGATAATCATTTCTTTTTCAGAATCGGTTATTGCATCTTTCTGAAATTCACGTTCTAAGCGCAAAATAACGGCTTGCAAATCTTCGCTTGGCTCTTTATCGTTCAAAGTACGAAGTGCCGTTAAAGCTGCCTGTTTGTTCCTTCTGTTGGT